GAGCCGGACAAATCAGCCGACAACGATCACCCCAATGATGCTGGTGGGTATTACATCGTGAAGCAATTCCCGATCATCAAACCAACCGGCAAAGTCACCAACCTGCGGATTTAACTCCATGACTGATATTTCAACACCCAATCTGGACTATGGGAACATGGTGCAGGCGTGGGACATTAACGACGCCCTGATGGGCGGCACGCTGTATATGCGCCAGCTGGGTGAGGCATATCTGCCGCGCTGGCCGAAAGAAGACAAGGACGATTACAAAAAGCGCCTGGCTGTCGCCACGCTGCTGCCGGCATACGAAGAGACGATCAACCAGAACGTCGGGCGCGTATTTGCTGAGCCGATTAAGCTGAGCGAGAACGTCCCGGACCAGATCCGCGAATTTACCAAAGATATCGACCTTGAGGGCACCCGCCTGGATGTATGGGCGCAGTCGTTCTTCAGCCTGGCGATGCAGTATGGTCTTTCCCATGCGCTGGTGGACTATCCCCGTGTTGACCCCGAACAGGTGAAGACCAAGGCGGATGAGAAGGCGACCGGCGCGCGCCCGTACGTCACTATGCTGAATCCCCGCCAGGTGATCGGCTGGAAGTCGAAGATGACCGGTGGCAAGGTTCAGCTCACTGCGCTGCGCATCAAAGAGATGGTGGTTGAAGACGGTGACGACTTCGGGCAGACGAAGGTGGAGCAGATCCGCCTCCTGACGCCGGGAAAGGTGCAGATTTACCGGAAGTCTACCGGTGCAGAGGGGCAGACCACCTGGGCGCTACATGAAGAGTGGGAGACATCCCGACGCGACATTACTCTCGTCACGCTCTACACCAAACGCACCGGCTTCATGTGCGGCTCTCCGCCTTTGCTGAATATGGCCCTACTGAACATCAAGCACTGGCAGAGCCAGAGCGAGCAGGACAACATCCTGCACGTCGCCCGGGTGCCGATACTCACCGTGTTCGGGCTGGATCAGGGAGAGGAGCTGGTGATTGGTTCTTCATCTGCGACCCAGTTCAACGATCGGCAGACGCAGGGCCTCGAGTACGTTGAGCACACAGGTTCCTCCATTGGTGCCGGCAAAGAGTCGCTGGCTGAGCTGGTGGAGCAGATGCGCCAGGCTGGCGCGAAGCTGTTGCGTACCGATAACACCTCGACGAAGTCCGTAGATCAGACCTCAGAAGAGAAAATGCAGGAGCAGTCGCCGCTCTACACCATGGCGACCAGTCTGGAAGATGCGATCGACAACATCCTGCAAATCATGGCCGAGTATATCGGTGAGAAAGAGGGTGGCAACGTTGATGTCCGCACTGAGCTGGATGTCGAGTCGAATGAGTTCAACCCGCCTGCTGCGCTGGCTATTCAGTCTCTGCGCCAGGGCGGTGACCTTCGTCGTATTGATGCCATTAAGGCGCTGCAAAAGCTCAATCTGATTGATGCTGACGCTGATCCGGAGAAAGTGCTGGACGAGCTGCTGACTGAATCGGCCTCGCTGACCGGACCTCCATTAGAAGAGGTGTGACATGGCCCGTTCCGTCAACGACCGCCTGCAGGATGAGACCATAGCGCATGGTCTGTATGTGACGCGCTACGGCACCGGCGTCGCCCGGCGCATGGTGGCACTGCTGAATAAACTGGATGCAGAGCTGGCCGCGAAACTGCTGGTGCTGCTGGACGGCAAACGGGCGGATACCTACAGCGCCCGCCGCCTGTCTTCGCTGCTCGCTGGTGTCCGTGACCTGAATCAGCAGGCCTACGAACCGGTTAGCGTGGCGCTGGCGCGTGAGCTGACGCGCTACGTTGAATATGAGGCCGGGTATCAGCTGGACCTGTTCAGCAGCATCATCCCGCAGCAGATCCTGAAACACGTTCCGCTGCAGAGCATTGCACCAGAGCAGGTCTACGCCGCAGCAGCAGCGCAGCCGTTCCAGGGGCGGTTGTTGAGGGAGTGGGGCCAGAAGCTCGAAGCCGATCGACTGGACAAAATCACCAATGCTGTGCGCTCCGGCTTCCTTCAGGGCGAAACGGTAGATCAGATTGTTCGGCGCGTCACCGGCACGCCGCAGCGCAACCGTGAAGATGGGGTGATCAATGGATCCCGGCGTGATCTCGCCGTCGTGACCCGCACCGCGGTGAATCACATGGCTGCCACAGCGCGGCAGGAGTTCGCCCAGGCCAACAGCGATATCGTCAAGGCCAAGCAGTGGTCATCCACGCTGGATACGCATACCAGTCAGTGGTGCATTATCCGCGACCGCAAGCTCTACACCCTCGACGGCAAGCCGCTGGGGCATGAGATTCCCTACTTACGCGGCCCCGGCAAAATCCATTTCTGCTGTCGCTCCGGCGAAACCCTGATCACGAAATCGTGGGAAGAGTTGCAGATAGCCTCAGGTGAGCTGAGCAGCGCCACACGCGCCTCGATGGACGGACAGGTGCCAGCGCATACCAGCTATGCAGACTGGCTTGCCCGGCAGCCATATGCGCGACAGGAGCAGGTGCTGGGCGTTACCCGGGCGCAGATGCTGCGTGACGGAAAAATCACGGTACCGGAGATGTTCAACGATGCCGGGGAGTTCCTGACCCTGGAGGAACTACGCCGCGTGGATGCGTCGGCGTTTGAGGGTTAATCATGCAAAACGAGAAAGACAAAACTATCACCCTGACTGAGGATGAGCGCAAATTACTCATGCTTGCCATGATCGCTTATCTCTTGTCAGGTGAGATGACCAAAGAAGACACTCTAATCGCAGAGCGGATAATTAATAAGCTCTGAATAACTCACTATTCACATCAAGGCTGCCTCCGGGCGGCCTTTTTTATGCCTGCCGCTGAGCGGATGCGACGCGGTGACCGGGTCGGATGACCCACTACCAATGGCCGGAAGGCTGGAGCAAAACAATGAAACTCAAACTCGATGCTAACGGAAATGTGGTTGTTGAAAACGGTATGCCTGTGTACGTCCATGATGACGGCAAAGAGATCCCATTCGATGCAGCCGCAGCGATGAACAAAATCACCTCCCTGAACGGTGAGGCCAAAACCCACCGTGAGGCGAAGGAGGCGGCGGAAGCCAGTCTCGCGAAATTCGCAGGCATCTCCGACCCGACCAAGGCGCTCGAGGCCATGGAAATGATGACCAAAATCGACCAGAAAAAGCTGATCGATGCTGGCGCCGTTGACCAGGTGAAGGCCGAGATCACCAAGGTATTCCAGCAACAGCTGGACGAAGCGAACGGCAAGACCAAACAGCTCGAAACCCAGCTCTATGACGAGATGATCGGCGGCCGCTTCGGTGGCTCGAAGTTTATCTCTGAGAAGATGGCGATCCCGGCTGAGTTCGTGCGTTCCCACTTCGGCCAGAACTTCAAAATCGAAGATGGCAAGGTCGTGGCCTACGACG